TACACAGATTGTCTCCTGAATTTCCAACATCTGAATATGGAAGCACTTTGTGCGGTCTTGAAAGTCAATTACTGTAAGATTTTTAAATGAAATCCCACACATAGTTCCCGACTTGATCTTTTTCCACGGATGTGTGTATTTCTTGTTGGTTGGCGTTAACTCCAGTAATTAAATCAGCAAACCTCGACGGAATGCCGTTAGGATAAGCAGCACATGTGCCTTTCTCTATACCGTTAAAATGTCTGCATCTTGTACAACATGAAGGGCTGAAATGCCGTATGATTGCATTTCCATCAATAGAATTGTCCTCTTTTTGTGCCATTGCGTTAGTTTTTTTACAAAAATACAACAAATTCAGATAGAAGCCAAATAAAAATCAGCAAAAATGAACAACGCGCAAGAATATGCCGAGCAACAAGTGAGGGCGTTGGGTGTGAACCCTAACTACTCGATGCATGAGCGGATGAGGCTCAAGGAGTTCACGGGATATGATCTGCAGGATGCCTACATGGCAGGATACGACAAGGCAGTGGAGAAATTCTGCGAATGGATGCAGGAGTGTGAAGGCTATGTGGTCAGCGGGCAAAAGTGCAATTACGAGAACTTTATAAAGGCGATGGGAGAAGAAGGATGAATGGAGGGAAGCGGAAAAAACAAATCCCAGTCACCATGAAAGCGACTGGGAAGGGTAAGTGTAGTTGGGAGTGTTAAAGATTGGAAAGATTAAAAGATAGCTCATTCTCGTTGACAGTCTGGAGGGTGTACCCTCTGGGCGTTGTTATACCTTTAGCAACCATGTCATTAAAATCATTCAGTGCTTTTTCCAAGGTTTCATAGTTTTTGTCTTCAGAAAATGAGCTCTCGCAAACTGCTAATACGTCTGTGTAGTCTTTTTCTAAGTTACTCATGTCACATGAATTTTCTTGTGTGGATAAAAAGTTGTGCGTTGTATTTTCGGATGAATTCTTCGAGGAGATTATAATAATTACGAATGGCCTCTCGTTCATTAGGCATTGAGCTAAAATCTTTGATTTGGAGTTTCATTTTCTTCAGTTCTTCAATGCCTATTGGTCTCCCGTGAGATTTCCATTCGTTGTTGTCACTGAGTTTACTTGCAATTTCTTTTGCTCTCGTATCTTTGTCCGCTGCCGTTACGGGGGTCCGTGTGGTACTATGTATGACCCAATTTTTGAATTTATACTTTACCAGCCATTTCTTCAAGAGCTCAATAGTTAATTCTTTTGCCTGCTCGTATTGACGAAGTTCTGCCAAATCAAAATCTTTAAGAATCAAGAACTCTGCTTGAGATATAATTCCCTTACGGGCCCTGTCGATGAGTTCGCTGATTTTGTCAAGATATCCCAAAGCAGGGACGTATTTTCCCTCTTTGTTGGGAACTTGTGGGTCAATAGGCCCGAGAACGGAGAAATAGTCCATCCATATATCGTCACCGCTCATGCAGAAGATAGTACCTGCTGAATAAGCATAATCTGGCACAATGAAAATGACTTTTTGATAATGCTGCCGAATAATATTGACATATCTTTCCACTGCCGTAGCACTGCCACCTGTTGTAGTAAGAAGAATTGCCAACTGATCGTGTCCGTTTTTAGAAATGTTTTTGCTATCATGGGCCAACTCTTCGACGATTTGAAGCATAAGGTTCTCGTTGCCATTGGCTAAAGGGCCGTAATAGCACAAGACATCACTATCAAGAACTGTTTCCAGTTTCCCGAGAGCGTCATTTAGCATTTTCTTGACGGCGGAGTCTATAGGATTATTCATAGGCGGTAGAAGTTAAAGTGGATTTATACGGAAAAAGAGTATTCTTCATTAAAAAGTAGAAATACGAGTGACGGGATTGACTGTAGCTATATGTTATTGCGGGATAATCGGAAGTAGATGCAAATATATACAATCCGTCGATTATTTACAAATTTTCGTGGTGGGAAAGAGAAAAATGCGGGTTTGGGAAATTTTATGTGATTATATTGTAATCATTTCAAAATTATTGTGTAACTTTGGGGCGTTAACAAGAGAACCAATCAAGTCATCAGATGAAAGAAAAGATTTTAGCGGCATTGAAAGCCAAGTTTACGGGGGTCAATGCAGACATTCTGGACAGGATAGCCGCGATGCTGGCGAAGACTGTCACGACAGAAGAAGAGGTCGCAACCGCGGTGGAGGGGGTGACCAAGGACTACATCGACGTGATCGAGGCCTACGGCGACAGCCGTGCCACCAACACCCAGAAGACAGCCGTGCTGAACTACGAGAAGAAGTACGGTCTGAAGGACGGTGAGAAGGTGGTGAAGGCGACGGAGCAGACCACGACCACTACCACTACAGAAACCAAGACAGGGGACGGCGAGACTCCGGCATGGGCGAAGGCACTCATCGACAGCAACAGGCAGTTGACCGAGCGTCTGAACAAGATGGAGGGCGAGCGTACCACTGCCAGCCGAAGGGCAGAGCTTGAAGGCATCATTGCCAAACTTCCCTTGTCGCTACGCAAAGGTTATTCCCGCATCAGTGTTGACAAACTCACGGACGAGGAGTTCGCCACGCTGAAGAGCGAGGTAGAGACCGAGGTGAGCGACATCACGAAGGAGACGAGTGCCAAAGGCGCTGTTTTCGGCAGGCCGGACGCAAGTGGCGGTACCGGCGCCAAAGGGGACGAACTGACCAAGGAGCAGGAGGCTGCCATAGCCATGAGGAGTGGCAAGTCCTCCGCAGACGGCCAGCCGTTCTGATTGTGTAATCATCAAAACCAGAGATTGAAATGTCAATGACAGTAACAAGACGTAAGGACACCAGTACACCACGTGTCTTTATGCACAAAGTAGCAGATGTGCGCGGCGGTGTGTCGGTCAACGTGACCGAGCTGGGCTGTGACTTCCTTCCTGAGGGCACGGTCATCTCCGCTCCGGTGGACGGCATCTGCCATGTGGTGAAGCGTGCGACGCTCACTGCAGATGCGACGAACTCCGCCACGGAGTACAAGGTGGCGAAGGGTCATCCTTTCAAGGTCGGCGACGTGATCATGCTGACGACCAACGCCAAGGCATACGCCATCACGGCCATCGACACGTCGAATGCCTCTTACGACGCTCTGACTGTTGGCACGACACTGGGCACGGCCGCCTCGGCAGGTGACCAGATCATGCAGGCCAAGACCGCTGGTGCGAGCGGTTCGGAGTTCAAGTATGTCCCGTTCGCCCTGACCGGCACGGGCAAGCCCGTCGGCCAAGGCAGGAATCTTGACGTGGACGCCTGGCTGATTGGTGTGACGAAGGGCAATCCTCTTCCTTCCGCCATCGCTTCCGTCCTGACAGGTATCATCAACTATTAAAACGCAGACGCATAGACTATGGCAACAATCACTAACACCCTTATACAGGGTCTTACCAGACAGATGGTACAGGCGCGTCTGAACACAGTGGACGCGAAGCCATTCCTTTTCGGCACCCACTTCCCCGTGAAGAAGGTGAACGGCTTCATCTGGCGCACTTTGGGCAACCAGATTGCGAAGCGCAACGTGGCCGCCGACCTTCACACCGACAACGGCACCATCATCCGTAAGCGCCGTCCCGTGTTCGAGAGTGCGAAGGGAGACATCCCCTTCATCTCGATCAGCCGTGAGATGACGCGTTCGGAGATCAAGGAGTACCAGACAGAGCTTGCTTTCGCCCAGGACGAGGATGCCGCCAAGCTGGTGCAGTACTGGGGCGAGGACGTGGACTTCTGCTTCACCGGCGTTCAGTCCGAGTTGGAGTTCATCGCATGGGCGTTGGCCTCCAATGCCGGCAAGCTCGCTTTCACCACGACCAACAACGCGACCTACGCCAACGAGTTCGACCTGGACTATGACGTGGACGACTTCCAGAAGAAGAAGACTACGACCGACTGGTCCGACTCTGCGAGCGCAGATGTCATCGGCGACCTCGCCGCTCTCGTGAAGCACGCCAAGGACAACAGCCTGAATCCCAAGTTCGCTTTCATCAACTTGGAAGAGCTGTATCACATCTGCTCCGCTGAGCAGATCATCAAGGCCTGTGCCTCTTACCTCGCCAACGCTGTGGGTATCTCTCAGACTCCCGACCTGGCGGCTGTGAACCAGATGCTTGCCAAGCAGGCCTGGCTGAACGGTATCCAGCTGAGGGTCATCGACCAGACCATCACCCGTGAGTTCTCCGACGGCACATCGACTTCGGGCAATCCGTTTGCCGACCGCCGTATGATTCTCTCCGAGAGCGAGCGTCTGGGTACCACCCAGTACGATATCCTCCGTGAGAACAACGAGCTGATCCTGCGTGCCGAGCGTGCGCATACCGTTGTGAAGAAGTACGGCACTGTGGAGCCTCTGAGCGAGGTGACCATCGGCCAGGCCGACGCCGTTCCTGTGTTCGACTCGGCTTACCGGAACATCTACGTGAGGACAGACGCCCAGAACTGGGACTAATACGATACAGGTATGGCTACTGTTCTCGATGCACTGAAAGGTATCAATTCCTATCCCGTCCCATCCCGCACCATAGAGGAGATAGCGGCGCGGAGGGGAATTGCCCTGGACAGCGAGGCAACAGCGACAGTTCTCATCAGCAAGGCATTCAGCCTTTGCCGTGCAGACATTTTGTTGTGGCTCTCTTACGCGCCGAATATCACTCAGGGAGGCCAGTCATACTCGTTTACCGACGAGCAGCGTACAGGTCTTCGCAATAGGGCGCAGGGACTCTATGATGAACAGGAGGACGAGAACGCTCCGAAAACCATTTACGGCTATAAAGGCAAGCGGCTATGATTATCCAGAACGGCACCATCGAGACCAAGACGAAGAAGGCCGGGGGCATCGACCCGACAACGGGACATCCCTCGAAGCCGACCGCAGTCGCATGGAGCGACCCGGTACCCTGCCAGTACATTCCGAACAGCCACAACAACCTCGGTGTCTCGACCGGGCAGCACTACACCCAGGCATCGTACACGGTGCTGATAGAGGAGCGGCCTTTCGACAGCGAGCAGATCCGGCTGAAGGACATGGGCGGCAATACGGTAGGCGAGTTCTCCGTGCTGTCGGTGGAACCACTGGAAGCCGTCTGTGAGGTGAAGATTATCGTTTAGGCTATGCCCATCACGCTGAACACCCCGAAGAGCAAGATCACCTCCTACATCGTTGAGCGTATCAAACGAATGGAGCAGGTGCTTGTCTCGCGTCTCTGCTACATTGGCGAGCAGTGCGTGAACCATGCGCGGAACCTTCCGTCACCGAATGTGGCAGACTACAACGACCTTCCCAAGATACCGCCACACCAGCCGAATTACATCGACTGGACGGGCAACCTTCGGAGCAGTATCGGCTACGTGGTGTCGGTTGACGGTGAGATCGTGAATGAGAGCCGCTTCGAGCCTATAAAAGGCGGTACGGAGGGTGCGGCGCAAGGACGTGAATACGCTGAGAGCCTCGTGTCGCAGTACCCGAAGGGCATTTGCCTGATTGTGGTGGCCGGCATGAGATACGCGGAGTACGTGACAGAGATGAGGCACGCCAAGTATGCTGCTGCACGCGGTTATGACGTGATTGACAGCGCGGAACTATTGGCACGACAACTCGTTCCTCAGATGCTAAAACAACTCGGATTGCAATAGCGCTGACCGTTGAACATTGACCATTGACCATTATGGCAAGAACAAGCAGACAGATTCAGGGCGATATATACCGGCTCTTGGTGGACAGCACACTTTCGGCGATGATTTCGGGTGGTGTCTATAGAGCTGGTATGCGTCCTCGTGACAGCCAGCTTGAGGATGCTGAGGTTCGGTTCACGACCGGTTTGGCTGGTCAGGTCCAGACGGGAGTGGTAACGGTGAATATCTGGGTTCCGGACATTGACCCTTGGGGAAACGGTGTGCTTGTGGAGGACAGCGGACGGACGGAGCAGTTGGAGGCTGCGGCTCAGGAGTGGTTTGAGCGTGTCAGGGCGAGTGAAATGTGCTACAACTTCCGTCTTCAGCAGACGATCTACACGGAGGAGGAGCCATACATCCATCAGCATTTTGTCGTCGTCAGACTGGCCTATGAGTTGTTTGACGGCGAGATTAAAGACTAACATCAAAAAAGCAGAAGAATATGAGCAAAGTTATCATGGCATGGAGCGAGTGCGAGATAGAGATTGGCAAGACTGGAGCGGATGACGCTATGTCTGCCTCTCTGACGAGCATTGGTACCATCAAGGATAGATCGACAACCTTGGAACCTTCGGACGGTGACGTGCTTGAGGCCAAGAGCACCGGTGGACACACAGTGGCGAAGGAAACACAGGAAGGTGGTTTCACGCTGAAGACCCGTGTGATCGAGCCAACCAACACGCTGGAAGTGCTGCTCGGCATCGCCACTTCGGAGTCAAGCAACGAGAGCCAGGTAAAAACCCACATTGTGGATGGTGACTGGAGTGTGAAGCTGACACCCAAGAACGTTGGCGCACGTGGCATCAAGGCACCACTGACCAACATCTCGTACAAGCCCGGCTGGAGCGAGGAGGAAGGCAACTACGCCGATATCGAGTTTGATATCCTCTTCGGCGCACAGGACTACTGGTACATCAAGTTCACGAAGCAGGCTGCTGCACAAGCAGGCAGCTAATCTCTGATGGCTTTCGTCTAATAGGCAAGGACACCGCATATTAGCCATTGCGGAAATGCAGGTTCGATTCCTGCAAGCCGACCAATTATTCTCACGTTACCGTATTATGGAGAGAATTACAGCAAAGACAATAGAGCAGCAGGTGGCAGACGCTATTCTTCAGCAACCAGTAGGGAAGGTAAGGCTGCGGGGTGTGGATTATCCGGTGAACCATCCTTCTCCAGCGACGCTGATTATGGTGTCTGCTTTGTGTTCGGATCTGCCTCCGATTGACGGGAAAGGCAATGTGCTGACTGAGGTGTTGCGAACGGCGAGTGGATGCAAGGTGGTCGGCCAGATAGTCGCCACGCTTATTTTAGGGGCGAAGCGTATCAAGGAAGGCCGCATGGTGGAAACAACCCGCAGGAGCGCGAAGAAGTGCTTTTGGCGTCGTTTGCTCGGTCGGTTTGATACATTGTCCACCGTGACCGAGAAAGTCGCTGAAATTGATTATTTGGCAGAGATACTGTTGGAAGATTTTACCCCTTCTCAGCTGCGTGAATTGGCCCAGCGTTTGTTCTTTTATTCGGAGGTGGTGGATTTTTTCGGTCTTACCACTTCCCTGAGCGTGGCGAATCTGTTGCGAAGCACAAGGGAAGTGGTGACAGCATCTGGGGAGTGATAATCGGTTGGTCGAAGAATTTCGGCACGACTGTTGATCATGTGTTGTGGGACATGAGTTACTTGAACTGCATCATGTACACTTCGGCTACTCCGATGTATGGCGACAAGGAAGAGAAATGGGACGAGCGTCTGGACGCGAACAATCCTGACAATTTCAAGGATAACGACGAAGAAGAGTTTGTAAGATGAGCGAGGAGAACGGATCGATAGATTTTACGGCTCGGCTTGACACGAGTGAGGCTGAGAAGGATGCGAAGCGCCTTGGTGATGCCTTAAGCCAAGTCGGTGACAATGCTGTGGCTGAGGGCAAGCGGATAGACGATGCTTTCAGCCAGGACGCGGATGCCGTGCGTGAGTTGAAATCAGTAATCGATGAGCAGTTGGCTTCCATTTCCAAACTCAAGGCAGAAAATGAGGCACAGAGCAAGGCTATCGATGAATTGTCGGAAGCCTATGGTGCCCAGTCGGAGGAGATGAGGCGTCTCAATGAGGAACTTCTGAAAAAGAAGAAGAATGCAGAGGATGGGAGCAACGCTACTATCCGGATGCAGTTGCGACAGCTGACAGAGGAACTCAATCGTGTCACGATTGAATACCGCAGCATGACGGATGAAGAACAAAGAAGCGCGCGTGGTCAGGAACTTGAGCGGAAGATAGAGGAATTGACCCAGAAGGCTGGAAATCTCCGTGACACAATGGACGACACAAACACAGCCATCAGGGGTGTAGCTAGTGACACTCAGAATTTTGACGCTCTTGCTGGTGGCCTTAACATGGTAACTTCGACAGCAGGAGCTACGCAAGGTGTACTTGCCATGCTTGGCGTGAACGAAGAAACTCTGATGGATATCCAGACCAAACTGCAGGCCTCACTCGCCATCAGTAATGCACTGTCGGTCGTTCAGAACAACCTGCAGAAGCAGAGCGCGGTGATGCTGGGTATCAGACGTATGCAGGAGGCGGCAGCAGCCACCGCTATTGCTATCAGATCATCTGTAGAGGGAGGAGGTGTGATTGTTACCAAAGCTGCAACTATTGCACAAGCGGCGTTCAATCGAGTGGCAATGGCGAATCCGTACATCCTTCTCGCTGTTGCTCTTCTAACAGTTGTAGGTGCATTGGCGGCTTTTACTCTCGGTACAAAGAAAGCTACGGAAGCACAGAAAAAACAGGCCGAAGAGGCGGAAAAACTCAGGAAACAGCAGGAGGAGATGCACAAGGCTATCGGAGAGGCCACAGGAAATACCGAAGCCAAGTTCAGGTCCTTGCAGCACCAATGGAATAGACTTAAATCTGACCAGGAAAAGAACAAGTGGGTCAAGGACAACACCAATGCCTTCAAGGAACTCGGCTTGAAAGTAGGGTCTGTGTCCGATGCTGAAAGAGTGCTTGTAGATATGGCACCACAGGTCATCGCCGCCCTGAAAGCGGTCGCAGAGGCAGAGGCATACAGCGACCTGTATAAGAAAGCCATACAGAACAGGGCGGAAAAATGGGAACACAGAATCAAGAGTCGTGGGACAGGAGACTTCTACTCTGCCGTGAAAGCAAACGACTTGATAACTGATGAAGAAGCCAGAGCCGCCGGTGTGAGGACGAATGACCAGCGTACACGGACAGTAAGCCTTGGAGGAATGGGTGGACATACTACAGTAGATAATTTGACAAAAGAAGAAATCGATGCCGTCAACAAATACCGTAATTCGCAAGCCCAAAAACTAAATAGGGAACTTAAGGTCGGGTATGATGAAGAGGTGGATTTTTATTCTAAGAAATGGGATGAAGCTCTGGACCATGTACAGGAAACCAAGTCGAAGATACCATCAGGTCTCCTTGCCGGAAATGATGACAATAAGCCTTCTGGCAGCACACCGAAGAAAGACCCGAAAGCCGAGGCTGAAGCCTTGGAGCGAGCAAACAAGGCGTATCTGGAAGCCCTCGAGAAAGCCCGTCGTGAACGCGAGGACGCTGACGCTGAAGCCACAGAGGAAGAAGACGAGCGAACCCTGCGCCAGATGATGTTGTCGCATGAGCGCGAGTTGAAAGAGATAGACCGTGAGCAGGCAGAACTGCTGGAGAAGAAGAAAGCCGCTCAGGGCGATAGTGCTACCCTCACCGAGGAGGAAGTGAAGATTTTTACCGGCCGTATTACCGCTGAGAATGCTATCTATGAGCGTGCGCTTGAAGAACGAAGGCAAGCAGCTGCCGACAAGGAGAAAGCCGCTATGGAGGATTATCTCATCACTTACGGATCGTACCAAGAGCGACTGACTGCTATCCACAGCAAGTATGCCAGCCTACGAGAAAAAGCCAGGACGGAGGGCGAGAGACTATCCTTCGCCGCGCAGGAGAGAGCAGAGATAGACGCCCTGAACGAGAAGTTCGGTTATGCCACACAAGCGATGGCAGACCTTTTCGCAGATGCAAGCAAGAAGAGCGTCAAAGAAATCCAGAAGGTTATCGACAAGTACGAGACGTTCATCAAGTTCATGCAGGGGCGTAAGACTGCCGACACGGGTGGCACGGACACTTCAGGTGTGACGATAGACGATCTCAAGGGACTTGGCTTCACTGACGCTGACATCGAGCGCGTGAAGAACGGCGAAATCAACATCAAGGATCTCACTGACGCTATTCGCCAGCTCAAAGGTGAGTTGGGTGAGCGATCCCCTTGGCTGACTTTCTCCAATGACATCAAGGATGCCGTCCAGAAGTTGAAGGAGGGAGACTTGGCTGGCGGCATCAGCGGTATCGGCGATGCAGTGGCAAAGTTCACCCCTGCGGTGAAAGAACTTGGCAACCAGTTGGGTGGTGTGCTTGGTTTCGACACGGAAGACTTTGACAATGCGATGGATATGGTGGGTGCTCTTGGGCAGGGTGCACAGGCAGCTGGGCAGATTATGAGCGGTGACTTTGTGGGTGGTGCTATGAGTGCAGTGTCGGCCCTCTCGACGCTGAACACAGCATTGACGGGTATGATAGACCGTAAGCACGAGCGGAGAATCAAGGAGCTGCAGAAGCAGATAGATACCATCGAGGAGAGTTATTCTGACTTGGAGAAGGCTGTGTCGATGACGTATTCCACTGTCAAGTCCAAGAATATTGACATTGAGATAGAGGCGAAGCAACAGCAGATTACCCTCATCCAGCAGCAGATCCAGGAGGAAAGAGACAAGAAGAACACCGACCATGGCAGGATAGAGGAGTGGGGGAAGAAGATCCATGAATTGGAGAGCGATATTGAGGCTCTCCGAGATTCCGCCTTGGACGCCATCTTCGGCGAGAACGTGCAACAGGCCATAGAGAATTTCGCAAGTGCCTATGCAGAAGCGTGGGCCAGCGGTGAGAGCCGTGCTGAGGCAGCGAAGGATACCGTGAAGAAGATGATGAGGCAGATGGTGACGGAGAGTATCAAGTCGGCCCTTCAAGCCAGCGACGCTATGGAGAAGATACGCGCCAAACTGCAGGAGTTCTATGCAGACAGCGTGCTTTCGCCTTGGGAGCAGGACTATGTGATGGGCATGGCTGAGAGGCTTCAGCAGGACCTTGACCGCCAGTTCGGCTGGGCTGACAGCCTCTTGGCGGGCGAATCATCGGAGGAGGAGGGCTCTTCAGGTCGTTTCCAGACGATGAGCCAGGAGACGGGTGACGAGCTGAGTGGCCGTTTCGCCGCCATCCAGATTCAGACTTCCGTGATCGGTGAGCGACTCGGGCTGATTGTGGAGGGCAACGCTGCCATCTGCGCCAACACCGCCTCAATGGCTGAGGGTATGAGGCAGATGGTTGACTTGCAGGGTGTGGCAGTGTCGCACCTGGCGAGGATTGAGAAGAACACGAACGAGCTGCCTGTGATGAACGAGCGGCTTGCGAAGATAGAAACCAACACCAGCAACTTATGACACCGAAAGACATTATGAAAGAGGCCATTGCGCAGGGTGCCTGCAGCAAGTCGGGCAAGGCTTCGGACTGGAGCACTCTTGCGTGGATGCTGTTCACTCCCCAGGGTAGGGAGTTTTGTGAGGAGAAGCTGTTTCCTTCTCTGAGGATGTGGCGAGAGATAAAAGATAGCATCGTTGGCAAGCACCCCATCAACATTGACGCTGGGGAGATCCGGGTGAACAACCCGAAGAACATAGCGGTCATCGGCGATACTGTCGCTAACCTCACTTACAGTGGCACGGACACGGTATATAAGCTGATAGTCATGCACGGAGGAAAAGCGAGGGTGAGAGCCACGAACTACGCCGTACTGCTTGTAGTGAAGATAGGCGATGATTGTGAGATAGAGTACAACAACGACGAAACAGCGAGGATACTGACATGAACGCAAGATGCAAGATTAATAACCTGGATGCTTTTGCAGAGTGGGGTGTTGTTCTCCCAGATACATCTGTGTCGCAGTTGATGGCTTTTGCGCCTCTGAAACCTTTCGTGTCGAACAAGACGAGGCTTGATGACGGTACGCAGGTGATTACCAGGGATGCCAAGGTGGACGAGAGAGACCTGACACTCGTTTTCTACGTCAAGGCAAGCACTCAGGCGCAGTTCAACCATCGCATAGACGCTTTGGGGACGGTATTTCGCAATGGCAGTTTCACACTATGGATCGCTGAAAGGGCGAATGATTATTACAGGTTGATTTATCAATCGTGCAGCCAGTTCACTCAGTTCAACGGGAGATTGGCTAAGTTTACATTGAAGGTGACAGAGCCCGACCCGACGGACAGAGGAAGCACACCAAAAGAGAGGAGATGGTCATGAGAGAGAGACAATCCGCATACATAGACATCATGAGGGGACAGGACGTGTTCCAGTCCGTCCTCATCACCCCCTCTTCCAAGCGCGTGTTCAAGCTGATGGAGGATGACTACATTGAATTGTCGTTCTCGCTGGCGGAGGCGGTGCATTTCATGGTGGGTGACTTCTGCGATGACGAGCTGTTCGGGAGGTTCTACGTATGTGAGGAACAGATGCCGGCCTGGAATGAGCGGACGGGTGGTTACGACTATTCGCTGCGGTTGGAGGCTCCGTATATGCTGCTAAGGAACAAGGTGCATACGCTGCCGGCTGTGGTGACTTCGGGGGCTGGCACCCCACCCCTGGTGCGGAAGGAGACGCATTGGGTGCTGACGGGCACGCTGGAGGATCATGCGAGGGTGGTCGTTGACAACGCGAGGCTTTCAGGTGTGGATTGCTTCAACGCTGTAGAGGGCGGTGTCTATCCGCTGGAGATCACGGCTGAGAAGGCTCTGGAGCACAAGTGCATCACGTACGGCGGTGTGTCGGTGCTGGAGGCGCTTCGCCTGATTGCGGACGCCTACGAGACGGAATGGTGGGTGGCAGGCGGTGTGCTGCACCTGGGCAAGTGCGAGGGGGCGGGTGAGCCCTACGAGTTTGTGCTTGGGCGGAACGTGGAGCGGATGGCGGTGCAGAACGATGTGCAGGACTACTGCAATGCGGTTTTCGCTTTCGGGGGGACGCAGAATGTGCCTTCGACCTACCGCCGTTCGCTGGAGTTCGAGGTGTCAGCAGTGAGACAGCTGACGATGACCCGTGTGGCACAGACGGTGGATGGTTTCTACGACGGCGCCAAGCGTGTGACCCTGGGCATGCTTCATGGCGGCGGGGGGAATGTGGCATTGGGCAATCCGCGGACGACGGTGAGCGACGCCGTTTCGTTCACCGCCCTGCTGGACGGCACGCTGATGCTTCCTTATGCTTCGGAGTGCGCTTTTGCGGGCAGTCTGACGTTCCATGCCCGACTGAGGGGCAGCGCGCGAGGCAGTGTGCGTATGCGCCTGCTGGCTTATCCCTCTGGTGGGGAGTCTGTGGAAGTTGCCTCGACGACGGATTCGGCTGTGGCGGGTCCTGTGCGTATGCAGTTGCCTGTGGACGTGTCGCTGGAGTTGCCGCGGGGCAGTTACACGCTGCGGTTGCTGTGC